GTACCGGTAACCGTAGCGCCAGAGACGATTGTACCTTGAATTGTGGCACCAGAAATAGTACCGGTAACAGTTACACCGGATGTAATAGCGCGGTAGATACCAGAAACTGTAGTAGCTTGATCAGCGCTACTATTGGTAAATGTAATATTATCAACTTTAATTGCACCGTAAGGCATGGTAATACTCGTTCGTTATACCAATAATAACAGGAAAACAATTATGCCTTAAGGAAGGATGGTAATTGTCCCACGGATAATTAACCCAGCATCACCTGAGATTACACCAGATGAAATTAAAGCGGGTGTTGCACCTGAAGGAGCCGTGAATACACCAGAAACACCAGTGATGTTACTAAACCTTCCCGCATCACCTGTGATTACAGCGCCTGAGACCTGAGTCGTATAAACACCAGAGACAAAATTAGCAGTAGTACCCGTGACCGTAACACCTGTGATTGTGGTGAAGGCACCGGATACTCCTGTAACTGTTGTAAATTGTGCCGTGGTACCGGTAATGGTTTGACCACTGATGGTACCAGTGACTGAAACACCAGAGCCAAAAAACCCTGAACCACTGACCGTCAGGTTTCCTGAGATTGTGGTGTTACTAAAAACAATGTTAGTAAAATTACCACTGGTTGCATTGACCGTGGTTACATTTAACGTGGTGCCACTAATTGTTGTACCAGTAACTGAAGTGAATCCAGCGGTACCGCCTGTAAGAGTTGTAAACTGAGCCGTATTACCGGTGATGGTTGCACCAGAGATACTGGTAACAAAGACCGCAGCAAGGCCAGTTAGGTTACTAAACAGTCCCGTATTACCCGTAACAGTTAAACCGGAGACAACAGTTGTAAAAGTACCAGTGGCGCCGGTGACCGTTGTAGCAAGAACCGCATTACCGGTAATAGTTGCCCCACTAACACTAGTTGTGAAAACACCGGTTCCTCCCGTTACGGTGGTAAACCTGCCTGTGTTTCCTGTAACTACAACACCAGAAACAACATCAGTAAAGATGCCGGAAACACCAGTAACAGATGCAAGTCTTGCAATGTCTCCAGTAATTGTGGTACCAGACAGGACTGTGTAAACACCAGAAACACCTGTGATATTACTAAATAATCCAATGTTTCCCGTGATGGTTGCACCAGAGATAAGCTGTGTGTAGATACCAGAGAGTGCAGTCACTCCCCCAAAAGAACCCGAATCACCGGTAATTGTTGCACCCGATAACCTTGTAGTGAATGTACCGGAAACACCTGTGGTATTGGCAGCTCTTACGGTGTCTCCGCTAATAATTGCACCGCTTAATAACGTAGTAAATACACCCGTAACACCTGTAACACTAGTTGCGCGAACCGTTGTTCCAGTAATTGTGGTACCTGAGAATGTACCCGTGGCATTAACAGTGGATGCAAATTGAGCGGCGCCAGAAACAATCAGTCCGCTTTCAACGGTTAGGTTGCCGCTAACAACAAGAACAGGAGTGGCGAGTGTTGTAAAAATACCTGAGGTTGCTTGGACGGTTGTGCCAGTAATTGTTACACCGCTTAACGCATTAAAAACACCTGATGTACCAGAGATATTGTTGCCGGTAATTGTTGCACCACTTAGGCGTGTAGAAAAATTACCGGTGATTGCATTGACAGTTGTACCCGTAAAAGTCGTAGCCGTAACCGTTACACCATTGATGGCGGTACCTTGTATGGTATTACCAGTAATTGTGGTACCACTGATCGTTCCACTGACAGTCGCGTTGTTCTGGACAATTAAGCCGCTGACAGATGCCTGATTACTAACTGTTAAACCAGAGGTGGTTGCTAAGCCTGAAACACTAAGGTTCCCACTAATTGATGTATTACCACTAATGGTGCCCCCCGTGCGGGGAAGGTAGTAAATATTAAGATATTCTTTAGTTCCTGAGATGGTAATCTTTTTATTTTTTAACGCCGGGTCAACTTCAAAAACATGCACAATAGTAAAAAGATCCTGCTCGGCGACGTCAATGCCAGCAAGTTCTTGTAAATCGCTAATGCGCCTGTTGGCCATTTACTTATTATGTGAGTACCCTTAAATGCATTATAGTGTGCCCGTGCCCAGCCCTAATTAACCTTAATTTCAATACGTGGCAAGATCTTAGATGCAAAATTCCAACCTACTTGGACTCCCGTCACAAGACCGCAGGACAACAGTACAACAAGAATGAGTTCAGCCACCGTTAAATTACGGCGTACATAGACAACTTGTGGGGGAGCCATTTGTTGTTGGCGTTGTTCCATGGTTGTTCGCACTGCCGCTTCCCTTGCGCGGGCTTTCATCATTTCAAGTTGCTCAGGGGTAATGGTCCCAGGGATTGGAATGTTTTGAGAGACAGCTATGGTTTGTTGGGGAATCTGGCTGGGAGAAATTTGCTCTTCCATGGTAACAACAAAATCTTTTCTCACACACTAGCATTAAACAAAACTTTTTGTCTTATGAAATACGGACTTCGAAAAGGATTAGAAGATGTAGCGTTTGAGCTGAAAGGAATCAGAAATATCTTGGCCTCCATGTGGCACAGCCGTTATCAAAACGGAGAAACGGACCTGTTAAATCCAGAAGCATTTGCAGACGAGTACGTTTCAACCGAAGAATGTGCCAGGCGGCTTGGGGTGTCAGATCAAACTATTCGCAACTGGATGGCAACTGGACGTAAAAATGCTGATAAAGGATGGAGCGAAGGTGTCCATTACATTAATGTTTGCCCAGATCCAGGGAAACGCGCTGTAATTCGTATACCCTGGAATCATCTGGTCCGTTCATTTTCCAAAGACAGGCCTGTGGTTTCTTCTGATTTTCATAAGATAAAACCGTTATATCAAACTACTACTGAAGGAAAATTAGAATAATGGCTTATCGTTTCCAAGGAATTTGCATTGATTCCGTAACGGTTGAAAACTATGAAGAAGTCTTGTCCAAATCATTGGTGTTTCAAGTTGCGGACTTTCTTCCCCCCAGTGGTTCTTTTGACGATAAGTGTTTGCAACGATACTTGCAAAACCTTAAAAATTATGAAGAAGAAGACGCCAATTCCAACATGACGTTGGCAAATCGATTACGAATTGCATTTAAAGATATGCAACCGGATACCATCTGTGGTAAATTCCCACTGGCCGAGTTGCCTTTGAAGAGAAGGCTGAGATGCGTGGCAGAATACCTGATTCGTTCCGGTGAATTTGACAAGGTGCGGGACGAAAGGGGTAAGCTGGTTAAAAAGCGTGGTAACTTAGGCAAGCTTGTCGTACTGTATAAGCCTCTTCCCAAGCTCCTCGAATCTCTTGCACGGCAAGGACTTTTGGAAAAATGAAAAAACGTGAACAGTTAATTGCTTCAGTTATCGGTCCAGACCTGGATCCAACTAAGGCCAAGATGCTTGATGCCACCATTAAGCTGATTCTTGGTGACATGGGGCAACAATATTTCAAGATGTGGGAACACGAGGGTCCTGGCATCATGGTGTTCCAGCCTGAGAATAAAGAACGCTCTATGTTCTTTTTGACTTTGAAGGAAATTCACTCAGCACAGGAAGAGTGTGAACGCAGTAATGACGGTGATTTGGCTGAAACTTTCCGTCGTATTCTCCAGGCTGCACAAAAGATTGATCCCACTGAAAAGGCGGGTTATATCATTAACGATGCACAGGGCATTCGCTATTTGGAAATAGACTATAACAAGGCGGCTGAGAAATAATGCCTATTCATGACATTCGTAGTCGCAAAGAAGATCTTGAGTTAATCACCAACTATGACTTAATAGCTTCTGCGCATGCCTTGTTGAATGGCATTGAACTTGATGTTGCTAGTTCTAAGGTTGCCAATGAGTATGTCGAAGCGGAAAAGTTTTTTACTCCGTTAGATGACGGATTAAATGCTCAGCAGTGGTACGGACGTGTTTATTTATTTCCCCCAGGGGGAGCATATTTCCGTGACAAAAAGAACGATAGGTGGAAGATGACCAGGGCTTCATCTCCAACCTTGGTATCTTCTCATGCTGTTTGGTTTAGAAAGTTGTATCGCTCATGGTTTAACCGTGAAGTTGAGCAAGGTTTGTACTTTACCAACTGTCCGGACATGATTCGATACGAACAAAAACTGTTTGACTTCCCTGTCTGTATCTTAAAAACTGCACCAACATTAATCAAAAACACCAGTCAGGGCATTGACAAACACAAGACTTGTACTTCGTTCTTGGTCTACTTGCCACCAATGGATGATCCAGGGAATGCGGTTCAAAAATTTATTGATATTTACGGGGAAAAGGGTCGGATTCTCTGCTAGGTTTTGTAGACTAAAGGACGATTCGACGCAGCAATGAGCATCCTGGCCGATTGGGAAATCAAGTATCTGGCTCAAAACAAGGAGATGATTGCTCCGTTTAAAGATCATCTTGTCAGTCAGCGAGGTGAGCAGCGGATCTTAAGTTATGGACTCAGTTCCTATGGCTATGACATTCGCCTATCACCTAAACAATGCCTTATCTTTGGGCGCATCCAAGCTGGTGAATGTGACCCAAAAGATTTCAACCCTGAAATTCTCTGTGAATCAGAATTGCTAGAAGATGAAAAGGGCCAATATTTTATGCTGCCTCCTTATGGGTATTGTTTAGGTGTTGCTCAGGAGCGCCTTAAACTTCCTCGTGATGTAACCGTTGTTGCGGTCGGTAAATCTACATATGCCAGGTCGGGAATCTTGGTTAACATCACCCCAGCAGAATCTGGGTGGGAAGGGTATTTAACTTTAGAAATCAGTAACTGTACCGGTTTGTTTAATCGGATCTATGCTGATGAAGGTATTACACAACTGTTGTTTTATCGTGGCAACCCCTGCGAGATTACTTACCAAGACCGAAAAGGTAAATACCAAAACCAAGAAAAAGAAATTGTCTTCTCTCAAGTTTAATTAATGTAGGAAAAACGGACAAATGAATGCAGAAAAAAAGCTTGACATTCTGGAAGTCCTGATTCGTTCGGTGATTTTCCAGGAGAACGAAGAGATTTCTAAAAAGTTATCTCGATACCGCAGTGACGATGTTCAGTGGGTACTTAACATGCTCTCTGATATGTTTGAGCAACTTCAAGATTCTTTAGAACTTGAAGATTATAATAATCGTCACCGCTAGAAGAATCCCCTAAAACTTCCAGAAGAGCGTTGCGGGCCATCTGCATAATTTGTACCGCCTGCTTTGCCAATCCTATCACCCATGCTTGGTAGGGCAGTACCAGCAATATTAGCTTCTGTCCTGGGGGTCTTACCACTAATGGTTGGTTCATCAATTGCGGCTTTTTGACGAAACTTACCAGCACTCCTAGCAGCCGCAAAATATTTAGCAATTTGATCTTGTTTATTGTTTAACGATTCAACCGCTTGCCTTTCATCCGGCTCTACGCGGCGAAGATCTGTATCATACGCTTGCTCAGGATGCAAGTCAGATGATTCAGCTCCAGAGGTGCCAGAGTCGTGCCTTGGGTCGTATTGAAGACGCCCCTTCTTACCAATCCGTGTATCAAACGGTTCGTCTTCTTTACCTTGACGAGGGTCGTAAAATCTTGCCATGATAGTATTGTAATTGAGAAAATTTAAGTCGTATATAGTTATGCACGGCGCTGCAGGATTCTTAGATAGTTTTGTTGAAGACGAAGTCAAGTGCCGTTGCCTTGACGAAGATATGTTTGGTGCACCTCTCGATAACGAGGAAAATGATGTACCCTTGTATGACATGTACAACAGGGGCTTAGCAGCATGCGAGCAAGGAATGGAGCGGACGAATCTCGGGTTGGAGGGGAATCCAGCGTTGCAGGAACAGAGGCCGGGGATGACCGGTTACATCCCATCGATGGAGGAAGCACTGGAGCAGTATCCAGGGGCCGCACCCAAGCCCAAGACATTGATGATCTCTCTACCGTCAGCGGACACTATGGAGCAGGAACAACTGCTGTCAAGGAAGCGCCGTGGTTTGAGCCGGTAGTAGACAACGGTTGTAAAGATGGGGTTTGTCCAGTTCCATGGGCAACAAAACCTTACCGTCCTGAACTAAAACTTGATTTTGTCAATCATCCACCCCATTATACGGACGGCGGAATTGAATGCATCGAGGCTATTGAAGCGCAGTTAACCACTGAAGAATACCGTGGGTATCTAAAAGGGAATTGTGCCAAGTATATTTGGCGTGAGCGCCATAAAGGCGGGACAGAATCACTGAAGAAGGCACGTTTTTATCTTGATCGTCTGATCGAACTTGGTGATATTTAAAAAGGAACGCCCTCTTCGTCATCATCATCCTCGTCGTCGTATACACATGCGGCGGCGAGTTCTGATAGCTCTAAATCCGTTGGTACATCAAAGTCAAGCTTGATGTTTTCATTCTCCAAGATATCCTTGACCGCATGCCATTCCATCAAACGTTGATGGTAGAGGTTTAAAAGGGCAGAGTACAGCTGATCCCATGTCATTTCTTGAGCTTCAAGCTCTGCTTTGCGCATGGCAAATTGAAGTTCTAAAGGCAGTTCAAACTCCCTGGGTTCAGATGAGCGTTCCATCCCTGTATTCATGGCTTCAATAAGTGTATTCTAGGACCAGCTGTTAAATAAAGAATCTAGCTCATCAGAAGGATAATCGACCCAATCGGCATCATCAGTGCGAAAAGCGTTGGCAAATTCCGACAACACATACGGACTGATTCGTTCTTCCAGCTGCCTAATTGCCTGTACCTGCTTAGGTGCTGCTGTGTAGTTGCGAAAAGCAGCAAGCAAAATATCTGTAAGAAAAGAAGGGGTAGCATCTACTTCCTGGAGGAACAGATTTACTTCTTCTCGTCTGCGATCTAGAAGGCTACCAATGGCTCGATGCTCTTCATCAAAGATCCAGCGAACAATTTCTTCTGTTGCTGCGGCTAAATCTTCGTGTTCAATGCAATCAATTACACGACTGTAAAGAAATGCTTCCCAGCCTACTGAATGAATAAACGAAATCAATGCTTGGCGCATGCAGTCGTCTAGACCAATGTTTAACTTGGAGAGCTGACCATCAATGACATTGATTTCATGAAACAGATATTCCAGCGCTTTTTCTTTACTGCAGTATTGCCCTTTTTTTACTGGCGCACCATCTGGATAAAATTGCGTGCCATATCCAAACGTGTAAGGTTCTCCGCCAGTTAAAAGATTGGCATAAGCTTTTTCATTAAACCCTTCGTATTTACGAATGAGATTAATTGCATACGAAAAATCTGCCATGGGAGTAACTACTGTTACTCCCAATCATACACAAATTACCTACCTTGTCCGCGCATTTTTTTGCGACCGTGATTAGGTACTGAATTTTGACCTTGGCCTTGCCGTGTTTTTTTTGGCTTGGATTCAATCTTGGTGCTGGAAGTTGTTTTTGCTTTTGCCATGAGGTTACCAGTTGTAATTACAGGTTTTCACCTGTTCCGACAGTTTACCTGATGCGTGACCCAACGGCAATTCCCTGGGCAGTAATCGCCATAGTTATCGGTACGGTCCAGTTCCAAGGCTTGATCTGCTCCGTTTTCTTCCGCCCATTTTTTAAATGCTGGGTAACTCGAAATCCATTCGTCACATACTTGAATTCCTTTTGCTATGTACGTGGGATATTCTTTACAACGACGACGCATTTTCAACCATCGTCCATATAACCAATGGCCTCTACTATATTTGTTTTTGGCATCTCCATGTATTGTATTTGCTTTTTTTGTTGCGTTAATAATAAAATCAGTACACGAGTGCACATGTTTCCTTGCACAAGAACGGCAACGACCTTGCCATGTTTTCAAAGAATCTTTTCTCTTATTGCAAGGTTTAAAACAGTCTTTGCACAAACCCACAACGTATTTGTTTTTAGCCATCTAAAACTTTTGCTACCAGTTAAAGTCTACCACGAATAATGACAGCTCCACCATCCCGGAGTCAGTTTGTCTTTCTTCTCGGAGCAGTTGTGCCTGGCCTTAAAGTTAGCACGTCTTCCCTCATCGTGGTGTGACAGGTAGTCGTCGTATCCACGCAAGCCAAACCGTACGATAGACTCCTTGCCATCCTGGCACCCTTTGACGACGTACTTATGCTTATCTCCCTTGGGAGCCCGTTGAGGCTTGTTGCACTCCATCTTGTCTTTCTGGAAGCGCTTGGCTGCGGCTGCTGCTTTTTTATGTTTGTCTGCCATTAGAGTCCTTTAAACATGGAGGTGAATTCACCTAAGATTTTTTGGCCTGTTCCAGATTTGTAATCTGTGTCTTCCTCATCTGATCCTAAGCTGAAAAAATCTGGCGTATCTGTTTCATCTGTAGAACTACTTTTATCTTTTTTAGCATCGGCTGCATTTTCTTCTGCAAAGAAACCTTCAATTGTCCCAAGAGATGCGAAGGGATCGCTAAAATCCAATCCTGATAGCTTTAATGCTTTATTACCGCCCGCCTTAGTCAGCAATGATTGCTCAGAACGGTCTACGTCAGGGAAGAACTTTGTGTAAAACTCATCCTCTGTTCCTTGGAATCCAGCTGATTGAAATGTTTTGTATAGTTCAGTATCCGCATTAGCTTTGGCTTTTTCATTTTTAAAATCTTCAGGACGTTCAATGTAAGTAAGGCCCAAAACTTTCTGCGTTGGTTTTTCTCTTTTTTCATTGAGATATTTAATTTGTTCTCGAATGTCTTGAGCTGAACCCGTGCGTAAAGTTTCAGCCACATATTTTTTTAACTCTTCTACAGTACCTTTAAAATCTGTTAAGCCATACTGTTTTAATACTTCGTTCCAGGTGCTTTTATCATTTGGATCTAATCCACGTAACATGTCATCTGCAAATTCTTCAGGTGTAACAAATAAACCAAACACAGTGCCTTGTTTTAAAGCTTCGTCTTTTAAAGCGGGCAGGATATTACCGTAAATTTCATCTTGTACTTTACCAGCATTAAGAATGTCGTCTGCTGCGTCATAGCCCTTTCCCTGGCCCTTAACTTCAAAATGCATACGCGCAAACGCTGCTTTGTCATTGATATCTACACCAAATCGATAAGCCTGTTGCTGCCAATACTCATCTCCTTGCTTAGCTGCTTCCCAGTCTGCATTTACGGTTGATGCTTGATCAGCATAAGCTGTTTCCCTAGCCTTATCGCCTGTTGGGTTAAAGTAAAAATTAGGATCAAAACTGCGTGCAGCCGTAGATTTTATTTGGTCTAGGTATTGCTGTGATCGTAAATCAGCAGTAAGTTTTGTGGCATTAAGTATATCTTGTGTTTGAAAAGGGTTTTGCTCTTCTTGTCTAACATCAAGATACTCAACAAACTCATCCATTGATCTAGATGTATTAAACCGAGGTGTTAAATATTTATCAATAAAATCACGTGCAAATTGTCCATCAACTTTTACTTGTTCAGTAGCTTGCTCTGTTGTATAACCAAGCTCTATATCTTTATTGTACTTTTCCTTTAACGCCGTATCAAACCATTGTTGCCAGTTATATGTAGTATTGTTTTTCACGCCTGTAATATTTTGAAGGCTTTTAGTTAAAGACTCTTCTGCTTTACCAGCGGAAGTAAAAGAAAGCACTCCACCAACACCACTATCTCCAAGAATTGAATTTGTAAGTGTTTTACTAATATCCATGATTTCACTAAAGCCACTAAAACCTCTAATCAAACCTAAAGTTTGTTCTTTTGTTTTAGCTTTTTGCATTTCTTTGATAGAATCTTTTAACACATTTTGAGCCAATGCTCCAAAACGTTTAACATCTACGATGGCTTTTTCACCAACAGCTTGGTTTAATGCGTCTTCAAGTTGAGTAACACCGTAACCAGCATTGATATTGTAGTTAAGACTTACTTGTTTATCTTCCGGACGATTAGATAAACGAAACAATGCAGCAAATTCATCCTTTTTAGAAACGTCTAAGTATTTTTCTTTGGCTAATTTATCCCAATATGGATCACCATTTTTAGCAGCATCCCATTGTTTTGCAATTTCTGGAATATTAAGCAAACGTTGAGATTGTGTTTTTGTATCCACACCCAGCTGCAGATCTCTAACAGCTTGTAAATCTGCATCAGTAGGTGGATTCTCTTGGTACTGCTCTGCTTTTTTGGCTATTTCCGTAGCATTTCCTCTTAATCCAGCAGGTTTACCTTGTGTTGTGTAGTGTTGTAGGTAAAATCCATTCTCTCCGTATCGTTCAGTAATATCAATGTCATCATTTGCAACTGCATTTCTCCATTGCTCTGCTGCTGTTGGATTAATTCCTTTGTAATACTGAGCGTTAAAATCCCCATATGCAGGTTTAGCACCTAAAGCTGGATCCCAGGTTTGTAATTTTTCTGTTCTATAAAAAGTTTTATATTGATCTTGAAGCGAAGAAGTTAATGCTGTTGCCTGTGTTTCTGGAACATTTGCTGCTTTTAATGCGTTTGCAATATTAATAAGGCTGTCACGTTGCGTAACATAATCGCCACCTTGCGTGCTATTTGCTGTGGTAAGTACGGTGTTGTAAGCCGTATTTTTAGCTTCGTTTTGTTTGTTAAGTAAAGCGTTATTGTTGTTTGCTAATGCGTTAGCTTTCCAATCTGCTTGAACGGCTTTATAGGCTTGTGCAATTTTTGGGTCAACAGAATTGAGATCTGTATTGGCATCGATATTAATTGGAGTTGGATCTGCAATTATTTTTCCAACCGTTGCACCTCTATAATCAATATCCTGAGAAGTGCCTGGGGTTGTACTATATGTTACGGTTTTTTGACTACCATAGCGATAGTTAGCAAGATTATTAATTGTTGTAATTTTATATAGCGTTGTACCAGTTGGCTTAGTTGTTTCGTGATCTGTTTTTTCATTTGTTACTTGCCATTTTCTTGCTGCCGGATCGTAAAAAATTCCCATTTTAAATTGCCAGTTGTAACGTATCTACCTGATACACAAAGAGGTCTATGGCCTCTTGAGACGTCCAGGTTTTAATTCTATCCATCTTAGCCTGATTAAAGAATTCTTGTTTTGTGTACCAGGTTTCCATTGGCTCGCTTGCCTTAGACGTATTACAACGTCGGCATGCGGGAAGCAAGTTGTTTCGATTACTAGAACCAGATTTAAACCTTGGGATAATGTGATCAAGACTTGTGGCTTCGTCCCCACAGTAACCACATTTACAGTCCCAGGAATCGTAGATAGCTTGTCTAAATCGTTTCTTTGCAAGTTTGGGAGTCAGTTCAAGGAGCAATGCGAGGGGTTCGTGTTCGCAGCTGAACATGCTCAATTTGCAGTTATCTTATTTTAATTTGACCTCACACATTTTCAGCTTAAATATAAAGATGAAAAAACTGTAAACACCCCCTTGACAGGGGTCGTCATGCTGATAGGGTGGATGCGCACACGATTTTTCTCAAATCATGACTAAGAGCCGCGAGTGGGTGTCCATCCAGCAGGCGGAGACACTGCTCGGAATTGACCGGGCAACGCTCTTCAAGTACCGCGATGACGGCACCCTGAAGCTTGGGCCGCACTTCGCTGCCTTCCCTGGTACCTACTCACGGGATAGCTATCGCTGGAACATTGAAGCAGTAAAAAAACACCTGCGTAAACAAGAAAAGCTAGCCGCTGTCTAACTTTACTTAACACATGAAAGACTCCAGAACCTGGAGTCTTTTTTATGTTGTTGTAGCAGGGGGGATTCTAAAAACAATTTCAGTGCCTCCCATGATTGGATGTTCAATTTGTGCTCCAGGAGTATTATTAGCAGCAGTAATAGCTTCCTCAAGAGTATTGTAACTACTGTTAAAACCAACAGCAATTGATTCGGAATCAACGGGAAGGAGAAGAATGTAAGTCATTACTCAATGGCAAAAATGTGGATGGCGTTAATAACTTGGGCGCTACCTGCGCTAGTACAAGTTACCCGTATAAATCTTGCTCTTAAACCTGCGGTAATTGGAATAATAGTATTATTTGCAGTAGTAGCACCGATGACTATTGCTGCTGATGCAGTAAACCAGTTTGTTCCGTCAATGGACATTTGTGCTTGGAAAGTAGCTGCTGTGGTAGCTGTTCCGGCTTGCATCATGACAGTGAAAGCATCACACCCGGTAACTTCATATGCTGCCGAGTTAGTATTAAGTACTGCAGTACCTGAACCAACGCCAGCTGTGCGATCAAAATATTGCCGTTGTGTTGGCAATGCTGATGATGTACCAGTTGCGGTGACTGTTAACGTTGCTGTAGTTGCAACACCAGTTCTGTTCACCCAACGAATGCGACGCCTCCCCGTAATAGGAAGAGGTGGGATCCTGGCGCGTCCCACCGCCGTAAACGCTTCACACTGCCAGATGTCATACCATGTTGTTCCGTTGTCTGGACTTATCTGCAAAAAGAGATCTAGTCCGGTACTAGAACCTGCAGTAAACGCTGTTAAGTTAACATCAAAAGTGTAGGCAGGTGTATTAAAACCACTTGTAACAACTGTAAGAGAACCGTTAAGAGCAGCTACGTTTTGTGCTGAATAATCTGTATTAACAAAACCAGCGTTAAGAACTACACCAAGGTTGACGTTGGTTCCTCCATTAACTGCTGTTGTGTTTATTGCTGTACCAGCAAGTTGTGAGAGGTTAACTGGCGCTGTGCTGTTAGGCGATATAGCAACAACTAATGACGGATCTGTTGCAACAGCAGCAGTTGATGCAGCTTTGACGGTAAGGCTACTAGGTATTTTAGTGTTTAATGATGCAAGGTTACCGCCTGTTTCTAGAGCTAGAGAAGCAGTGCTTGTGTTAGTACCAGCATTAACTGTGATTGTGCCGCTTACGGGCTGCGTAACAGCAGAACCATCAACTTTTAGTGCTGTCATTGACGCGGCGCCTTGGACAGTTAATATATCTGCTGAAGGAGTACCGGCTGTTCCAAGAGCAGGTTGTTTGGCGGCTGTGGATGCACCAGTCGGTAGAGGCAGGCTGACTGCTGAAATAGCAGCCGTGCCAGTAACAGAAACACTGCCAGAAACAGGTTGTGTAACACCGGAACCATCAACAAGTAAACGTGTACTTATAACCGTTAAACTACTAGGTATTTTTGTATTAATAGAAGCAAGATTTCCCCCGGTTTCCAACGCAAGAAGAGATGTGTTTAAATTGGTACCAGCATTGGCTGTTACCGTTGGCGTTCCAGTTATGCCAACGTTCCATGCACCTGATTGTGTGGAAGCAAAACTTGTATTGGTAATCGAACCAATAGCATTTGCTCCTGTACCTAGTGTTACCGTGCCAGTAACAGGTAAAGGATTGGCTGCTGAAATACCAACTAAGTTACCACCGCTGTTAAAGCCCGTATAGCTTGCAGAAGCTGGGACAGCTGCTCCTGTTGTGCCAGCTGCTGCATTACTTGCAGAGCCCGCTGCCATATTGACGTTTAAATTACCAGAAGCATCGAGACTTAAAGCATTAAGAATATTACTGGGATTTTTACCAAGTGCTACGGTGCCAGTGGGAGTAGCTTGCGTAGTGCCTGTTGCATATTGAGTGCTTCCTCCAAAACTGGTGATCTGTGTACCAGTACCGTCTACAAGCATTGTTGCCAATGCCTTGTTGTTAGTTAGGTTACCAATGGTTGCAGTACTTGTGCCATCGGTTAATTTTACTGAGCCAATAGTATTTGTTCCTGTATTTAAGTTGGCTGATACAGTACCACTAATTGATTGTGCAATAGCACCATCATCAAGCCATACCTCTAAATCATCAGCGTTGCTATAGCTGGTAGTGTCTTGTAAAAACGTAAGAGTTGGACTGGCCCACGTGCCGCCATAAGTAGGGTCCTGCGGTTGATATAACAAACCACCCCTAGCCCTTGTCACGTTTAAGATCAAAGCTTGACGTGCCGGAATCTGTGCTGTAAACGTCAGCGTTTTTGCACTGGCGTTAAATGTGTAACTCGTAGAAGAAGCTAGAAATTTGGCCATGATTATCCAAGTACGATGGCAAGACCGGCAACCAAGCCGAGGGGTTGAGCTGGACCAGCTGGACCAGGGGCGCCTGCTGTCCCTTTAGGCAAGCCACTTGCATTGTAGACAGTCCAATCTCCGTTTTGATTAAGTGCTAATTCTTCAGCGGCTTCCAATATTCCATTCCAAAGGGTGACGGTGTTGGTGCCATCGTAATGATTGACTGTAATTGTGTTGTTTCCAATTGCTACATCATTTTTTATATAAAACGTTCGTATATTACGTTGAATAGGACTTGCTGCACCGCTAACAATTGTGGTTGTTGTTGCAGAGGTAATAATGGTATTGATACGACTAGCGCTTACAACACCGTTGTTATTGTCGGCATAAGAAACATGCGCTTCAAGATTACTAGCCGCCGCAGTGGTGACCGTAAGTAAATCAGAAGCAGAAGCCAACATTAACATTTACGTTTTAACCCCGTGCTTAAAGTATTCTAAAACAAAAAGTTTAAGTGCCAGGCTTTTCTCCGTTAGCTGGAACATACGGCAAACCGTTTTTATCGTACATGGTGAACCCATCAATTTTTATATATGTCAACGGAATATTAAACAATCGTTGGAGCATGGGTTGCATAGCTTGAGTTTGACAATTGTATGGTGGCACATCCATTAAACACAAAGCACGTCGTACAACAGCCGCAGTAGCTTCCCTTTGATCTTTATCGTTTTGAGCAACCAGCTTTTGTTCCCACGCCGCCATGCTTTCTATTTCTACAGGGAAATCTGATGGCTCAGGCGGCAACACACCCTCGTGAAAACGCATAGCGTAAATGTGTTTACAATATCGCATCTCATCTAAAACCGGAGTCCATATATCGGTTAAGGATTGAATTGAATTTCCAGTAGCCGAATAATCAGCATAGCTAGGCATACCTTCTGCCTTGGATCCTTGCAATGCAGGGTTTTCACTGGTCCTTAAATACAAGGAGCCAAACTCTCGGTAGACACCAGGGTTGTCACGTGTTGCTTGTCTGTTGATAGATGTTTCCGTTGTAATTGTCCCAGGGACTTGGAAAGCTTGTGACGGCGCAACAATTTCTAAGATACGGTTAATCTCTGCATCCGTCATCGAAGCGTTATCGACTATACCTAAGCTTTTCAATAATTCATAACGGCCAGGCTTAACGCTTGCAACACTAGTACGTGGAAAAGCCCTCTTATTTGTGGCGCCAAGATTTATCATGTAGCTGTAATCACGCCGATTAAAATCTTGGCATGTACAGCAATACCTGGTGCCGGTAATAAAATATCTACCAATATCTGGTGGGCGTGTCGCAGGTGTTACAAGAACACGATCTGGCGTGGCTTCAACTGAACCATTCTTTCGTAAGGTTAAAATTCCCGTGTCTTCATCAGTGTCAACCAAAACCGCTTGAACATACCCGTAGCGTTTTTGTGTGTTGGGATCGATTGAATCACGGTCAATTATTATTCCATCTTTTGTAATTATTCGATCTTCTATAACCTCTCCGTTTAACGCTTTCAACCCTTCAATTCCACCCCCTAAATTTATATACAGAGGAGCTGGTAATTTATTGGATGCGCTCCAGGGACCATTTAACTTCACATACCAGTTGTTAGCGTCTTCAGTAATTGATTCAATGTACGCGTCAATCGACTGAGCTGTTGTTTCTTCGTCTAACCACTGACCAACGTTTTCATAATCCTCAATCTGTGCATCAAACCAGTACTGATTTACCAAAAGGAATTGATCTTGTAGTTGATCAAATCGAACACTTCCAAATTTTTTTACCCCGCCCCAGTGCATCCCAAACTCTTTATTCTTAGTCGGATACCCTTTAAAAGAACCTTGTATGTCTGGATATGTTGTGCCAGCAGGCAGAAAACCTTCAGGGAACGGTACTTTATATGAAAAATCATAAGCATAATCGTTATCACCTAACGAAGCACAGGACATCTCGTAACCTCTGCGCCACCTAGTCCAAGAAGATTCCCGATCAATTACACTAATTGATCCTGGTACTCCTCCTTTAGAGAACTCTGTTCTAATTACCGGCACACGAAAGGGATCTGGACTTTCAGTTCTACCAAAAGTTCCAAAAGTATTTCCTTGTTTGCCCGCCATTCTTTAGAAGAATCCGCCTTGCGCAGTCACTTCAACACCTGGAATATAACCAGAAGAGTTGGGACCATCTGGAAACACACCTACGTAAATACGATCACCACGCTCTAGATAAATCCCTTTGTTACGTAATGGTGCAGTTTGGCCTAGGCCATTAGTGTTGCCTGCACTGACACTAGGAACAGCTAATTGTGGCATCACATCCGAACAATCAACAATTGCAGTGTTGGCTGGTATTGTTTTTGCAAACAAAATCCCGTAGTCACCAGAACCGGGAATGGGAACCGTTGTGCCACGGGTGTGATAAAACACAAAAGTTACAGCAGGTTGATTACCATAAGCAACACCTTGGTAAAGAAAGCCCGTAGCTGTGCCTCCGGAGTAGTTCAGTGCATTGTTGACGCCAGTAAGCGTAGTAGCACCTGTGTAGGTGTAATAGCCATAACCGTTGAAGGGAGCCCCGCCACCAGTCAGCACTCCAGTATTGGAGACGAGTACAATCTGCCCGCTGACAAGGGAGATTGGCGTGCCAGATGTCGTTGTACTTACGGTGTAATCTGGAGCCCGGTAAAAATCATTACGAAGGATAGTGATTGAGTCAATTACACCACCGCTGTTATTGTCTTCACTCAGGTTTGCATCCATATCAACCAAGATTGAAGGAGCCTGGCCGCCTTGAACAAATAAAGTATTGGTAGCAGCACTGCCAACAGTCTGTGTAGTAACACGAACTGTATCGATAAGAGGACGATCAACCAATAGGGGTTGCTTATTTGTGCTAGTTGAGGACACGCTTCTTACTTCAGCTTTTTATTAATTATAACCGTTAGCCATTTGATTGAAAGCTAAAAATCCTGCAGGCAGTTTCATCTTTGAAGACATTGCTGCTTCCGGGTTGTTTTGCCAATTTAAAAAGTCTTGAAAAGACGCACCATCAGGTTGAGTGCTTGGTTTAAATTTCCATCTTTTCTTGTTTTCATACGCGATTGTAGCCAGGGGATTTAATGCTGCACTGTCATATGCGGCAGTACGAACTTCCCCTGGTAAATAATCCTTATCAACGTAATCAGCAAAGCGTGCCATTATGCAAAAAGATTGAGGTAATCATCTGGCATGGCATCCGCCATGGCAAGGTTGCTATCCATTAATAAACCAGTCGCACTGCGTTGTTGAACAGCAGCAGGAACTAACTGTTTTAAAATTTGTTGCACCAGGGAATTCCCCAGGTTGTTGCCTCTTTCAACAGCTTGTGTTGTGGCTGCTCCTGGAGCTGGGCCCAAACTTCCTAACTGGCCAAGAGCTGTCCTTGCTGCTTTGAAACGATTCTCGTCTTTAGGCACACCTGCTCTTTCAAAATCACGCCTAAACACTAAGGCAGATTGCTCAGGGGACACAGCTCCCTGCAAAGATGCGAGTGCTCTTTTTTCAGGACCTTGTAACTCAGCTGTTAAAAACTGTGCCTGTAAATTTGGATCACCGGGATCCATCTTTCTTTGCTTGGCAAAATTAATAAGATTGGTTTGCCTACCGCCAGTCCATTGTGCAAGGCCAAAACCACCTGCACCCTTGGGAGCACCAATGCCGCCGCCTTCATTGACGCGTGAATTAAAACCAGACTCCTGGGATAAATTACCCAGGACACCAGCTATCTGCGCATCGGACAACTTAAGATTATCTCTTAAGTGTCTTGCAACAATAGCGGCGTTTGGATGCAGTCCCATTGGTTTATTATCAGTTTGCTCCTACCCAGTTTGAATTAGCTTTGAGACCAGGGATAAAAACGGTTTGGCATGCAAGCACAAGCGTTAATTTGGTCAGGGTGCTTTTAACAAACTTAGGGCAAAGAATCATTGGTTTAATGCAACAACACTGGCTTCCGTGAATACAAACGTATTCGTTATCCAGTTGGTGGACTTACCTGCTGAGCAGTGCCAAGTGGCTTTAGTCTACCAAACGTTTATTTAAGCTTTTGATTGTAAGTTTGAATAAGGAGTTGGCGTTGTTTTTCATCGATGTTTTCAGCAGATGGAGCATATGCCTGAACAGGATTGGTTAAGTAATCCGTAATGTTTTTAGGTAATGGTTGAGTAAATGCTCCTGCAGCCACAGAAGATTGCAATGCAGATGTATCCATTCCAGGGATGTTAACTTGTGGAGCGTTTGCACCAAAGACTTGTCCCGCCGTTGGCATTGTACTTGCGTCAACGGCAGGCATGGTGAAATTACCTGGGGCCATGCCACCGGCAATATTGCCAACAGGGCTTAGTTTTTGGAATGCAGTCGCAACGTCAGAATAACCTGTGGCACCCGGACGCAGCTTAGCTGCTAACTGAGGGTTTGTTTGCGCCCAGATTTGCATGCCAATCTTTTCCCTTTCATCCCCCTTGGCAGCATTGTACTGTTTGCTTAGTTCAGCAACCTGGTACTTTTTAAATAATGGGTCTTGTTCAGTTAACTGAGCAACCCTTGATTTTTCTGCTTCGTACTCACGTTTTCCTGCGGGGGTTGTATCTGTTTGTACAGTTACGGTAGGTTGCGCTGTACTCATACCAGCAGGACGTGCTGGAAGTTCTGACGCTGGTGTTGACAAGTACTTTGGATTTGTATAATTTTTAAACGCTTGATTAAATCCTGGATTTTTTACACCAGGTTGAAAAAGATTTCCAATAGCCTCAGTAAACCCGTAATCCTGAGTGCCTGGGATACGGCCTTGAACTGGGGTATTAGGAACCAAAAACTTTTTAGGGGTGGCCATTACCTATAAACTCCTCTTAGATAAATACGGGAACCAACAGCTGTGTCGGCAGGTCCAGGTAAAGCCTGGATGAATTCAGCACCTGAACGTTCGTAACGATAGCGAGCCTGAAAAGGATCTTTATAGTTGGGAACGTACAGGATACCAGCAAGGCGATTGGTTTCGTAGAGATAAATCTCATCCCAAACCTTGAGCGCTTCTTTGGCATTACTTGATCTAATTGTACGATCAACGTCCCCAGCAATACTTTCTAAACGTGTAGAAGGCGAGGTGGCGACTTCTGTTTTCTTTTCAGCCGTATCACAACGACCGATTTGAATAACAATTTTGTCGTAAAAATAAGAGTCTGGTACTGTGTTTAGTGACTCTTCCAAACGGGCATAGTCACCTGCTGGGACGGACACAACAAAATAACCCAGGTGATACCTGACCCTGCTTTTGTCGAAGTCAGATAATTGCACTTCTAAAACTCTTCGTTATTTGATTATAAAGCAACAAAATCAGCGGGGTTGTTTTTGTACTTGTGATTGAAGTTCTTTGATTTTTTTATCTCTAGCGTCTTGAATACCAAGTTGACTAGCTACTAAGCCCCCTGCTGCTAAGCCACCTATTATGCCTATTTCATCCCCTATGAAACGACCGGCAGCTCGACCAATGTTCTCCCCAGTAACAGGAAGAGTAGGTTGCAGTAAAGAATCAAATACGTCACTAAGGCTTTTACCTGACCCAGGGATCTCTACTTCTTTTGTTTTGGGATTTTGTGCCATTCTGGCAATGTTCTCATCCATGCGATTAGCAGCGTTTGAGGCGACTGCCTGCTCAACATTTCTATAAGGAGAAGTAACATGATGTACGAGATCATGCCGTTGTTGTTCCGATAGTCCTGACCACATATCTGCTGCAGCTGCTGCTTTGCGGCCGGCTTTAACAGCTGGAATATATTTACTAAACTCATCAGCTGTAACTCCGTATTTTTGTGCAAATTGATTTGGATTAGTCAACGCTTCTTCCAGCATTGCAGATGAAGTTTGATTAATTAAAGATTCTTGAACAGCAAGTTTCATTGCTCTTCCTTGTTGCTTTGCTCCCTCAATTGTTGATTCTGAGCCTGTTACTCTAGCCCACGCAGCAACCGGACTGTTTTGGTCTTTTAATGGATTTGGATTGATACGTCTTCCTATTGCCGCACCTATTTTGCGCCCAGCCATACCAAGAGCAATACCGCCCGCAATGGCACCTGCTGTTTTTAAAGCGATTTCCTCAGGAGGTGAGTCAGTCCCTATTTGTGATAAACCTGCCATCCCCCCGCCCATTACACCTTCTACAACTTCTTCCCCCACTGGAGTATGAAGAAACTGAAGTAACTTATTTTGAGTGCCGGCTAATTTCATTATCCTAGTACCTTGGAGGGATCAAGAAGAGCGTCTTCGTATGGGTTGACTTGACTTAAAGCAGCAACGCTAGACTGTGGGGCTAAACGTTTTTGAATTGCTTGCGCTACAGCACCACCAATTAACTGATCTGCTAAACTGGCCTGTTTTTCTTTTTCACCTAATTGAAACAAAGCCCTAAGTAACGTATCTGTCGAAGCTTCTGGTGATACTGTTTGTGTTGACGTGGTAGCTCCAGGCATGACATCAGTTAACTTTCCTTCTGGTGTTTTGTAACGTCCTGTTGCAACCCACTGCATCATCTCGGGAGTTGTGTTAACAGGTCCTTTCAATGCCAAGTGAGTATGTGTATCGTGTCCCGCATCCCCTGGGCCTAATACTTCAGTAAATAAACCTGTTTGTTTTGCACGATATTTCAAATCACCAGTGAGGTCTTTCCAGGATCGCTTAGGTCCTCCTGCATATGCAGCAGACATATCGGCTCCTTGCCGTGTTACATCAATAGCATTACCTGAATAATGATGTGAACCAGGGGCATGTTTGCCTACGCGACCAGTTCCAAAAGCGGGGTTCTCTCCTACGGTCCAACCATACTTTTGAAGTTGCTTACCAATATCAGTAATATATACAGCCATATGTTTTTATTTTTTATTTTAAAACGAAAAAACCCCCGGTTGCCCAGGGGGAGTAAAGGAGATGAGTATCAGACCCGAATTAGGTCAGCAGCCAAGACAGAATCCCAATCAACCCGTTTGATTTGTTTGAGTTGCTCCAGGTTATTAAACCTTTCACCCGATAAGGACATTTGAAGGTCTTTGATTTCCCGGGCAGTTTTAAGACCAATACCTTTAATATGATCAGCGATCATCTGTGGGGTAGCAGAATTAATATTCAAACGTGTTTCCGGAGGGAATGTTCGGACTTCTTCTTTGGCTGCTTTATCTTTAACTTGTAAAGTTGTTACTTTTTTAGTAGCAGCTTCATCAGGAGTTAATTCAGTTTTGTAAGCAGTGAAAACACGACCGTCTTGGTCTTCAACCATCAACCAATCGCCGTTGTCAAACTCACTAACAACTTTAACTCGTGCACCTGTTTTTTTGTGTTGGTAAAGCATCTGGGACCAGGAAGTAATTCACTGGTCCCAGTTTAGCTTAATCAGCTAACGGTGCGGTTATTCAGATACGATTCGATATCTTCGTAGCCAGGAGCAACGTCAGGTTGGACGTAGCACACTTCAACAACCAGATAGCCAACACGACCAGCAGCGGAGTCGCCACTAGAGATGTAGAAACCACCAGCAACAGAACCCGAAGTGTTTGCGGTTGCCTTGGAGAACACCTGAACAGTAGTGGAAGCAGCAACGCCATAGTAGGCGGTACCAGGGCCAGGGACCGTACCAGCAGCACCAGTGGCGGTGATGAAAGGATCCGTGCTGAGGGCGGAGGTGCCAGCAGCAAAGAAGATTTCACCAGCCTGGGTACCAGAGACGGTAGACGCCATGTTTGCCTGGAACACACCCTCACCAACACCAGAGGCGGCGGTGGGGAGGCTGCTGACGGAACGACCCACGGAGATCACGTTACCCGTGGCGTTGTAGACACCAGAAGCAACACGATCATCACCCCAGCCAGAAGCAACGGAGATGGCGGTGCGGTACACATAGCCAGTGCTTGTAGCACTACCAGAGATCACCATGCCGGTGATATCGGTGCGAGTATCATCCTGCCGATAGGGCGAAGGAATGATGATCGAAGCAACGCTAACGGGACCACTACCGGAAGTTGCGGTAACGGGGACATAACCACGTTGTTGGAAGTAACGGTAGCCAGGGACAGCCAACACAGAAGTGGGGCCACCCACAGTTGCGTCCCTAGTACCATCAACAGGGTTAGCGTCAATGTTTTTGTACCAACCGTTTAAAGCATTTACCCAGTTACCAGGATAAATCTTTTTAGCAGACAAGTAAGTCATTTATTTTTCCTAAAGTTATTGTTGATTATCAAGTGCCACTACGGCGAATAATGCCGTCATCAGAAACAAAGCTGAATGCAGTGGTAACAAAATCTTTGTTTAAGATTTCAAAACCAGCGTACAGCTGCCAAATCAAGATGATAAAGCGGCTGAAGTCATCGTTGTTGTTGATGAGAACTTGAGCATTGGGACCACCAATACCAACACCAATTGCCTGAGGACCAAAGAAATAACCTTGTGAAATTTCGTTTTGGGCAAAGGTGGAGTTGTTAAAGGTAGAGTTAATGGTCCGGGTGGGGAAGTTAGTCGATTCGAAGAACTTCACACCTTCAAACTGAACGCCAGTAGGCATAACAGGTTCACCAGCCAGGAAATAACCTTGGCCAGCCTGAGGACCTTGGTAGAAACTGGCGTTGTTAGGCAT